ACTAGACATAATGCAGTGTCTAATACATTTTCTAAAAGATCATTAAGCATACCTTTAATAAAATCACCCAATTCATCTATCATTTGCTTGAATAAGCATGATACAAGATCACCAACATCTTTGAGTTGTTTTTTGACTGCAGTATCTAACTCTGGATCTGGTATGCCAATCTCTTCTAAACCTTCTTTTACAAGTTTATTGACATCTTCCATGACGACGCCTTTAATATTAGCAGTCAGTCCTGTAAGTTTTTTCTGTATGCGTTGTTGTACTAAGTTAATTTCATATTCTAAGTCAACAACTTTACCAGTCTGTTTGTCAATAAATTCATCTATATCATTCTTCTCTATGCCACGAGCAAACTTCATAAACTCTGCCATAGGACCTTCGAGTTTTGTAGCAGTCTCTGATCCACACTTACCGTTACCAACTTGAACTGTTACTTTTTGTTTTTCTGTTGCTGCCTTTTGCTTTTCACTTTCAGTCTTTGCTGCACCACGTTCATTTTTAGTATCCTCTGTTCCTTCTTCATTCTTATGTCCTTCATTGTTTGTAGCTTTTTCATCTACACCTGTTTCTTCATTAGTTTGAACTGTACTACCAGTATTCGCTGCAGAACTACCATCACCATTATGATCTGGAAACTTATAGTTTGGTGTTGCTAACTGTGCAAATCCTTCTTCCTTACCTCCTGCTACACCATAACTACTAGTTGGGTTCTCGTCACTGATTGACCCCATAACAATAGGAATCTGTGCAGATGAACCATCCATAAAGAAACCAACAACCCAACTGTTAAGTTGTAGTTGGTGCACTGATCCAATACCAGAACGTTGTGAATATATGGGTGGCATCAATACCTGTGCCCATGGTAAATCTCTTGTAGGTAATTCTTTTCTGTTTGGATTATGATATCCTATGATCCTAACTTTTACTTTATTAGTCCAGTCCCAGTCACCATAGTCAAAGTCACCATTGCCATCTTCTAACTCAGCATTCCAAAATTTTGCACCATCATTTTCTACCTGTCCAATCCACCAGTTAAATCCTTCTCTACCTATAAAATTAGCTATATTCATGAGTCCACTTCCTCTCCATCCGAGTCAGTAAATAGTGTGAGTCTAGAGGTCATTTTATCTTCACTACTCTTAAATGTTCTTTCAACTCTACCAATAACATATTTACCAGAAACTGCATAGTCTTGCTCTCTATCACTAGTTCCTTTATATACATCTAATTGCACGACTTCACCTATTTCTAACGAATAATCTGCCACAAAATCAACTATCACTTTTTTACTATAAAATAATTTTTCCCTTAAACTGGATTGCGAAAGTTGCTTTGTAAATCCTTGTGTATATGTACCCTCAGTAAATAATGCAGAGTCTGATATCTTAGACATGATTCTAGTATATGTTGCGTTAGTATCAAATCCCTGATAAAACTCTGGTGTTATACGAGAGTTCATTACGCTAACATCTTGATAATATTTATTGATGTTAAATGGGTGTTGCTCAAACTTCATATCCTTCAAATCCAATGTCATTACATTACTTGAATATGATCCTAAATTTAAACCACTTAATAAATCAACAGACGATTCTACAGTCAACGAATCAAGTGGAAGAATTCCTGTGTCCTCTTCATCTTCCATTTCGTCTGGGTCATGTCCAACGACCATTCTTATTACAGGTTCTTTAGATGCAAATCCATCATATGATTCAAAGTTATATCCAGATCTTGTTTGATAAAAAGCATATCCTGCAGTTGCTGCAGGACCACTACCTTTTGTAGCTGGTATTGCTTTTGCTGCTAACCATCTAATCGCAGTAAATGGATTCCAATATGGTGATACAAATGAGAAACTATTAACACAGGGTTCAAAATTTAGTAATCTTTCTGAATTTACTCCCATCAAGTCAGTTAGTATCTCATCTTTTACAATGTCATGTATTTTTATACCCATACCCTTACCGAATCTTCTTGATACTTTATTAGCAGCATTATTTAAAAAATCTGGAGTACATAACATCAATACTGCTGATGATTTTCCACCAACATTTCTTCTATCTTGTATGTCATAAACAACAAACTCTCCACCAAGTTCAGTTTTATTTTCACTATCTGCTATGCGAATGAATACAGGTTCCATACCTTGTAGATCTGATAGGAAACCAGTCTCACTATCAGTTACCTGTACCTCCATGGTTATGGAAGCTTGTCTAATATCTTCAGTATATTTGACATACAATACCTGATTCACTCCAATGGGAGGATAATCCGCAATGAAGAAATTTACTAGTTGGAAATTAGATTGAGTATTGACTGACATTAGAATTGAGACGTTGTGTTATAGAGATCAATATACTTTGATTTTCTAATTGATGGTTGAGCAAGTGCACCACCCTCCTGTTGCATTGGAGGTGGACTTTTTTGAGCAGCTGCAACATCACCTGTTCCTGCAGCAAGTGCAATATCTTTCTTGGTTTTGGCGTCAGCACTATCTCTATTTTCTTGTATTGTCTTATCAGTGAGTTCTGTTAAGTTTGTAGTTTGCTCTTTGTTGAATACTCTCTTCATTATAGGATTATTCTTCATCATGAATTTTGCCATCATACCAACAGGTGTCATGCCAAATGCCTTACCAGCTATACCTTTTAGATTCTTGAACGTCTTGCTATTTGCAATGTTTTTGACACCTTTGAACAATTTATTTCCTGCATTGAACGCCATACCCATAGGCGTTAGGTTGAACAGTTTCCTAGCAAGACTCTTACGTTTTTTGATAGGTTGCATTGCTCTAGTACCCTTGCCACCATCACCAAGTCCTATGCCATCAGCAGTTCCTGTGTATGGTGCACGTCTTCCTTCTGTAGGATCTCCAACCATAGCACCGCCAGGACTTTGAACTATGGCACCACCTGTGTCTTCTCCACCTTCTTCTCCACCACCACCGCCAACTTTACCTCTAACAAAGTTAATCGCTTTGGCAAGGAGACCACCTATAACTGATCCACCTTTCTCTTCTTTATTATCATTATCTTCTTCATCATTAGCAACCTCAGCACTAGCAGCACCTAACTTAAATGCATTAGATATCTTAGATATATTTCTGTTCAATATCTTAGATGCTTCCTTACTTGGTGCAGGAATTTTCTCTAGTAAATCTGTCATTGCAACAGCAGCAGACTTAGCAGGAAGTGCTAAGGCATCCATGAATGCCTTCTTCATCTTAGGATCTACGTCAAACTCATCCTCTAAATCTTTCTTTACTTTGTTTTTAACTTGATCTTCACCTATTCCCCCATCTTCTAACTTGTCAACCTTTGATATATCTCCTGCCTCTGGTAAGTCAGGGTCAATACCCTGTGCTCTCATCTCTCTACGTTCTTTAAACTGTCTTATTCTTTCTTCTTTAGACAAGTATTCTCCAGTCTTGGGATCTACACCCATTGCTGCTACTGGATCTGGTACAAGATTTTGTTTTGGTTCTGGTTTTGGTGCTACACTAGATCTACCTGTTGAAGTGTCTGCTTCACCTTTACCACCTTTACCAACTGGACTCTTCTTACCAATTCCTTTGGCAACTTTTGCTCTATCTTTTATGAAATCGCGTAGTCCTTTACCTACATTTGTTAGACCTTTACCCGCTTTACCTATTCCTTTTTTAATTCCTTTACCAGTTGCAGACGCAGCATCTTTGATACCTTTGCCAGTTGCATCTGCTGCTGACTTTAAACCTTTGCCAGTTGCATCTAGTGCAGCTTTACCAGCTGCTTGTGCAGCTTTACCTGCTTTATCACCAAGCAACTGTGCGTTCTTGCCTATGGACTTGCCTATACCCTTAGCAATTTTCTTAGCACCATCCGCTAAGTCACCAATATCTACGCCTGGCTCTACTTCTGCTGACTCTATTTGATCAACTCTATCCTCAAGCAATCCAACTCTCTGTACCACACGACGTTGTGACTGCAGAGATCTCTGCATCATTTCATGTGAAACTGCTTGTTGTTTATCGGAGTCGCCAGGTAATTTCATTCGCTATAATCCTCCCATACCGTATATTTAACTCCTTTGCCAAAAGGATCAATAGAAGCTACAGACCTTTCAATGTACTCCTCTCTTT